GAGAGATCGGATGGGAGCGGGCCTGCCCATTGCATGAGCTCAGGAAATTATTCGGATCCTATATCGCGAGCACTGAGAGTCTGTACATCAGTCAGAAATTCTTACGTCACGCGGACGCGAGCACGACGAATGATTCATATGCCGATGCGATCGTAGACGATACGGTGAAAAACCTTTGGGTCGCCTGATGTGGAACTACAGAGTAATTAAGAAAGGGGAGGAGTATGGGTTGTACGAGGTCTTCTATAATGACGAGGGCGAGATCTCCGCACATGCTGAAAACCCAGATCTTGTCGGTGAGAGCATGGAAGATTTGCTAGCCCAACTGTCGATGATGAAGAAGGACATTCTTCGAACGATGAATGAGCCCGATCGCGTTCTCGAATTCGACAAGATCAAGTTCCACCCCTTTTGCGACGACGAGGAGGATAAAACGGAATACCCGTTTCAGGATTAGCGTTTTTTGCGTTTCTTGGCCCGCTTCTGCTTTTTCTTTTTAGTCCCGTATTTTCTCCCGAATCCTGGCATGATTATTTTTTGATTAAAAGGATTTGCCGTAATTGTGACCCACGGCCATCTCTCGGAGTGCCCAGGGATGGTCGTTGTGGGTCGCTATGATCATTTGAATTTTAAAGCTCCGACCACGCAGGTTGGTGAACACTTTCATATGCTCTTTGATCGCGCCTTTGTACTGGCCTTTTACTTTTTCATCTTCCCCTTTGACATACATCCAAAGATAACCGACCGAGTTTTTTCGGAACGATAGATCGACCCGATAAAACTGTTTCTCATTGTGCTCATCCCCTAGATGGAGCCAATTGGTTTCTGCAATCGCGAGGTGAGAATCCTCGAAGAACAACGCATTCTTTACTGTCCCGGGTCCGTCTACAGGCTCCTCAAACGGTGCGGACATAAACTTTCCACGGTACAAAAATCCTTCCCCGGTCTGTGAGCAAACGACACCCTTGTTCGTGGTCGTGTCGAAAGAAACTGACACGTCTCCGAACGGATCGGAAACCGCTGGGAACACGGCATTATTGAACTCCAGAAGATCGGTTTTTTTGACCTCGTGTTCTGCGTTCACACAGAACATCTCTGCCGAATTATCCTTCGTGGTGACCGCGGTGACTGTCTCACTGGCGAATGGGCCGGAGAGCGAACTGGTTCGCTCGTCAAATGCATAGCCGAGGTATTTAGGCCCTAACGTATTTCCCGTAAAGTCGCTCATAATATTTAGGTTGCCGAAAACGAAGTCGGTCCAGCTGAGGGGAGAGGTATTACATTAAGCGGAGACTCGTCGCTTTCTACGTACACCCAATACATGCCAGATTGTGGATCGTACGTAGCGAATGAATTTTCCAGATTGTTCGGGTGCTCTCTTTCCCACCTTCCTTTTGACTTCCAGCTTGCTTGCTGGGGATCCGAGTAGCTCTTGAAATCTTCCGCCCCCCGAACCGCGGCTTCGTCTTTGTAAATTTGTCCGTCGTGACCAAGCCAGAATGGCTGGGTTCCCCTGTCCCCTGCGACTACTTGATTATTCACAGCCGCCGAGGTATTTGTCGCGGCGACCTGCTCGGCTCTGTACCCCGTCTCCGCTTGGTCGGGCGATGGGGCAAGGAGTATATGACAGCCCTTGTCCGTGTGCACCACGACCTTCTCTCCACGCGTGGATAGCGCGGTTATTTTCGTAGCGTTACTGCTCAGTATCCTTACCTGGCTCAGGATCCCCGGGGTCTGAGTGTTCTCATCCGCATGTGGGGTGGAGTATGGGTTATCTCTTACTGGCTGAGTTATGCCGGCTGGCTCGGAGATATAAACGACCAGTGGGTCAGACAAGTTACCTGATGCGTATATTGTTTTTTTCGGTCCCTGAACATAGAACTGACACTTTGGAAATGTTGACCATTCCTGACTGTAAATCGTTTCGTCTGGAAATACCGAATGTGCCGTATCTGGAGGTCCCGATCCTGTGTACGTAGCCTCGACCGAACCGTCCCCCACTGCGTATAAATTGTTTCCTATCGGCGTAATTTGAGCATCGCTCTGCCAGTACGGCGATCCAGCACCTATTATCGAATAGTTCGACCCTATTGAAACCAGAGCAGTGTTTTCCTTGGAGGATATGAGCATGTCATGCACTTCGCTATTCCTGCTCACGAACAACGCCGAGTTTCCAACATCGTCATTCGCGCCCGCCGCCTGATTGTTGCCATCACTAGATACCTGCGTGACCTCTCCGATCTTCCCCCAAACCGGCCCAGAGCGTAGACCACCTGGCCCGTGAGGTATACACCCCTCGACCGTACGCAAACTTCCTCTGTCTGCATCATCGCGATGGGTTTCTATCCCCGTGAAAGATGGTATCCTAAAAAATCTCACTTCTTATTTTTATCGTTATCGTAAACCTTGTATGAGAACAAGCGGTTGAGTTTTTGCTGTCTCTTGCGACACCTCCCGCATTGTGGAATTTTGAGCGCGTCAGTGATTTTCTTAATTGTATCACCTAAACCTTTTGATTTTTCCTTTGTCATTTAGCTTGGGTTGTAGTCGAATATTTCAGCTGTGGTATTGCCCGAGGAGTCGTCTAAGTCGACGAACTCACCGCCTATGAACGGATCACATACAACATTTTCATCCCATGTCCCGCTGGAATTGCTCGGGACCAGGGTGAGTATCCAGTTTGCGCCGTTGAAATCCAGCTTGCAGTCCGGAGCGGGCGAGCCAGTAGTACTCGCGAAATAACAATCAGGGTGAGGGTTCCAGTACAGCTCGAAAATGGTTTCGATGTCTGGGTGGGGCGGACCCATAGTGTCAGGCTCTGTGAGCAGTACCCAAATCGTCCCAGTACCTCCCGGATCGCATTCGCATCCATCGTCCCAGGGAGAGGCGCAGCACGGGATCAAGATCCGATGATCCTCCTCCTCGGCGATATTTATTATCTCCCCACATTTGTTCAGTGTAAATGCGCGAATTTTCATCCGCAGAGTGGTTCCCGTCGAATCCGAGGAGTATATCGACACACTCATCGTGTCGGTAAAATTTATGCAGTTCCCCAGGGACACGTTCCAATGGTCACCCAATGCCAGCTCCTCAATTGTTTCGGACGCCCCGCATGCGCACTCACAACCTCCCCATATGATAAACTCGACCGAGTCCTCTCCGCCGGGATTGAATTGATGCAATTCGTTGGCCACGACACACATGCCAAACCATCGACAATCTCCATCTATGGCAATAACATCACCGTGTTTGACGGGCATAGACAGCAGGCTGGACGTGTAGTGTGCATTGAAAAGAATTTGGGCATCGAATCGCGTCGGCAGATCGGCCTCCAACCAGTGAATTATTACGGCACCATCTCGTTTTTCGATGTAAGCTTCAGGGGTTCGCTCTTCAGGCTCGAGCCCATCCAGTGCCGCTTTAATCTGCTCGACCTCCTCCTCAAGCTCCCCGAGCTTTTTCTCGAGCTCGTCCTGCTCTCGTTCCTCGTCCATTAGCTGACGAAAGAAAGAGCTATTTTCCAGATTCTCTCTTTTCCGTGTGAAAAGATCGGTCTTATCGAGGATCCTGAATTTTGACTATATTGATCGATAGTCGAGCGATCGATCGGGTGAGACCATGAGAGATGACCCCCCGCGAGCGAAAGACGCTTGCGTTGGTAAAATGCAGCGTCGGGAGATACATCTTCGTCCCGCGCATCTAGAATTTCGCCATGGGGGACAGTTTCCATCACTGCCTCGCCGTCTTCATCGAGCTCGAAATCGCCATCATCGTCCAGCTGCGGCTCTATAGTCGTATAGAAATCGTCCTTAAATCTGAATATCATATGGAGCGGCAGGATCGTGGCTACTCGAACGCCTGACCCCGAACTCTCTAGCATTTCTCCGGAGGGGAACAACATGTAGGCCTCGGTATCATACATATACACGGCATTCGGTATGTGTTGTTTGAAAGTCTCACTTCCGCCGGCTTTGTACGTGAATTGAAAATCCATGCTCACCGAGGGATTGAGCTGGCCTAGTGAAAAGTAGTTATACCACGCATCCCCAGCGGTCTCCCCTACGACATAGGAGACGTAGGTCTCCATGCGCGACGGTCCGCCACCCCCACTAACCGCCCCAAATTTCATAATCTTTAATCCATTATGGGAGAATTCGACCAGTGACGGGTAGTTGCTCTTGAATTTACCACCACCCCCAGGACCGGAAACCCAGTGATCGGTAACCGGGGCAGCCCACGAAACACTCCATATGTCAACCCCCGGGTTGGATATATCGACCTGGGCGGTTGCCCTGAGCCATTGTATGCTGAGATTGTCCGCAGCCGCTATGCTCGCGAGTGCCGTAACAAGGGTCGGAAGGGTTCCAGATACGGTTTGGGCTACTGGTGCCCATGTTCCCGAAACCCCTCCAATGGTGATTGATGCAGTGGATCCCTTGTTAAGGGTCGTCAACTTCACCGTGTTCGTACCAGAACCGTTGCTCGCGGTCACCCCGGCAATACCATCGTCGCCGCTGGATCCAGAGCCATAAATGGCGACAGCGGTGTCTAGTGTTCCGTTAATGGCCGACTTTATGTTATCTCTGACGTCGGCGTCTGAACCGCCAATCTTTACGTGAATTTCGCCAGCGGCGGGAACACCGAGACCTCCAGCGATAAGCTGTATCTTGACCGCCGAACCCGTCCCTCCAGCTCCCGTGGAAATGGTTACGGTTGCCTCGTCCTGATCCACCCCAACAGGGAGGCAGTCGTCAATGACGGCTGCTGTTACGTTAACTTTAGGCGGCTTAAGACCGGAGGGGGGGTCGGCCGCGTTGGAGAACAGATCGGAAACGGGGGCGTTGTCCTCGTAGCTCACGTCCACGGGTTCCGTATCCTTAATGACCTTAGGTAGGTAATCCCATGGATCATTCTCATCCACAGTGGAATTATGCGGGTGCGAAGCCCAGGAAGTCGCGTCGTATCCACGAGCATGTTCAGCCCGCAAAACAACGAATCTTCGAGTCAGTTTTTTAAGATCTCCACCCTCGCTTGAGGATTCGGAATTCCAAGTATCTCGAATATTGACAAAATCCCGGACAAGATAAGCCTTGTCCATACTTCCCTTAGCAGGCTCAATTCTTTGATTGACCAGTAAATGGTCGGTAAATTCTTCGTCAGCTGTGCCGACACCTAGAAAAAGCGGATTGCTCGCCTCGATTATCCCGGCCTTGCTCGCCCTTGGGCCTTCGACCACATACCTGCGACTTATCCTATCGAAGCCTAGCTGGCTATCTTCGGTGACCGTGGGCCGACCGAGTAGTCGGATGGTAAGGTCTCTGGCCATTACCAACCCCCGCGTTTCGTCAGTCTGAGCGAGCCTTTGTGCTTCTGTGGAGAGACGAGAGTCTTTAGCCTCCTTCTGGCCTCCTCGGCCATTCGGTGAAGGAATTCCTTATTGTCCCCATTGTATCGGGGATCGGCGAGCATTTTGCCCTGTGCGATAGGGTAAAGAATATCCCACACGAGATCGGATGGAATCCTCGGCTCATCCGCATCCAGAACCATGTCGGCCGGTACGATGTTCGCAAAAATTTCTACCTGATATGCTTTGTCCGGGACTGGGTAAAGGCAGAGTCGGGGCACTACGCTGGAGTCGGCTCCCGAATCCCGGCTATCTATGTAATACCAGATCGGCCTACCCTTCTCAGGCTCATTGTCCTTGTAATGTGGGAAATTCAAACCTCTCCCGCTCGGGGCTCTAAAATCCCACGCGAATATGGTTCTCGCCTTGATCTCCGCTTCCGGGCCGGTCATGGGAGAAAGCGGGCCTTCCCCAATGAGTTCGGGAATCTTGTCGACCGAGGTAATTTCGGATGACATGTCTGCGGTAGCTTGGTCTTCCAGGAAGTTCAGCGTGTAGCCCTTTTGAGCCCACATCGGACGTTTTCCGTCAAGTGGCAAGTAACACTCACGATACGCCTGGTTTATACATATACCCAGACGGTCTTGGTCAACCGTAGGTAAATCCGCCAACTCGTCGGCGCCCAGCATGGACGCCAGCTGATCCCTTAAAGCTAGATATGTAATCGCGGCCATACGCCAATGTTATGCTGACTCGACCGCTTCAGCTACCGGTTGGCCCTTCGTCTTTCGACCCTTGGCCTTGGTCTTTGGTGTCTCCGCTACCTCTAATCCAAGCTCCTCCATGAGCTCCTCGGCCGATATCGTTTCCTTCTCGAGCCAGACGGAAAAGAACAACGTTTTGTATAGCTTTCCCTGCGTTCGAAAGATGTCGTCGACTTCCTTCTGATCCTTTGGCTCGTAAGCATAATGCCTGATCTCTTTATCCCAGATGAAATTGTACCTGATCTGGGACATGCCTTTAACACGAATGGCGGGGTTTGTCCCGGCCATATCTTTTTTGCCTAGTATTATGATTTTCATGATAAAAAAAGAGACCCCGTCCAGGGTAGTGCCGGACGGGGTCTCAAGGGTTAGTGGGCAGGGAAATTCCTTACCATTAAGAGTGCGTAATCGATAATCCGGGAACCTGACGAACAACTTCGACGAGCTGAACAGCGGGTACGCGATTACGGGAGTCGAGACGGGCAGCCATACCATAGACGGACTGAACACCAACAGCGCTCAAGTGAGCTTCGTTGCCGGAGTTAGCGAAATCGTCGTAGTGGAATATTTGCTCGCCGTAGATCTTGCCTTTGGCGAAGTACAGCGCGTCTTTACCCATGGCGAGAGCGTAACCGATAGGCGTTCCGATCTCGTTGGCTTGGACGAACAGTGCGCCGGCATTGAATGCGTGATCTGAGTCACCCTTGACATTGGTGCCACCCAGACCATCGCTGGCTTGGACTACACGCGTGAGCGTAATAGCCCCGAGGGTCGACGAAACGTCTCCCGTTACGTAACTATACAACGCGATAGTGTCGTCCGTGTCGATACCGAGAACGTAGTAGGTCACTCCGGTTTCTTCAATGAGATCAACTCCACCGCCTCCGGGAATGTCAACGAATGCGCCGCGGAAGTTAGCTGCGTAGTCACCGTCAGTTCCACCCATCGCACCAGCAGCTGTGGCATCGGCAATGGCGGAGTAAGCATAGAACGTTGGAAGCAATGGCGAACCTTGGCGTCCACGAGCGGTGTCGATAAGAACGTTGTGGTTGGCGATTACGTTATTGTCCCATTTTGCATAGGTGCCGTTGTAGAGCTTGTTATCGTCGGAACGAACGTCAGCTTGCGTGATAGCCTCGAGATAATCGGGGTCGGAACGCAGGGGTCGTAAGCATGCATCAGGAGCGAAGAACAGATAACCGGGAATTTCCTGGTTCTGATCACCACCAGTATTCATTGGCTCACCGCCATTGGCGATCAATGCTTGCTTGGCTTCCTGAATGATGTCAGTCGAAAGACCGTCAACATATTGGAGAGCTCCACCCGTGCCGGTACCGTATCCACTGATAAGGTTGCTTCCGGTTGTGGAGTTCAAGCAGATCTGACGAAGTGCGTACTGAAGCTGGTCTTGTTCGGTTCTTGCCATCCATTCGGACATGACGTCAGCAGAGAGCTGATCAATCGTTTTGCCGGTGAAACGCATCAGTTTGAGAACCTGCGTCCAGGAAACAGCGTGACGAACGAGATCGATTTCAACGTTAAACGTTCCGAAGTCGAGCGTATCGGTGCTGTTCTTCAGTATGTCTTCCCCACGCACGCCTTGCCCACGGATGGGAGCGACTGTGGTGAATGTGATCTTATCCGATCCGCCGGCCGAGAGGTCGCGCTTTTCGGTGATTGGTTTACCGCTGCCTTCTCCGCCGATGAATTTGGCGAACACGTTTTTTTCCCTAGCGTCTCGAGTTACGAGCTCTGACCAGAGTCGTGAGCGCAAATCGGAGTTAGGACCGTCCAGAAGGGATTGGTACGAGGTTGTATTTGAAACCAGATCGACGTTACCGGCGCTTACTGCGGCGGCGATCGGATCTGGATCTGCGGGTATGGTTTTAATAGCCATTGTATTTAATAATTATGTAGATTGAGATTAATGCTCCCATTACCTCATTGGGCTAGCTCCTCCAGGGGATCCCAGTAGACTGTAAAGATCGTTTTTACTCATACTGGGAAGCTGTTGAATCAAGCCGGCCGGGGTCGTGGGGGCGTTTACAGGTTGTGCTGCGGTTCCCGTGGTCAGAACTTTTGCCTGGGTTCCCATCTGAGGTGCTTGTTGAAGGGGTGCCTGAACAGGTACCCCGGCTCCAAGACCGGTCAAAGATGCGAATTCGTTGGCTACGAGCTCCGGCCATTTCGGTGAATCGAAAACGGCGGCGTAGTCGGGATCGGACTGAGCTTGAGCCACGTAATCGTCGAACTGCTTGCGGACTACTGAGTCCGCGTCTTGCAGTGCTGGATAACGTTCGTACACTCTGTCTCTGCTGCCCATCGCTTTTCCGCGATGAGTTTGATAAATATGCTCGTTGTTAGCCTCCACCATGCGCTCTTTACGGCTCAGCAGATTCTGTAGGGCGAGTTCCCGCTTCATGATCTCACGCTGAAATCTCAGCGCGTCAGTCGTCTCCAGGTCCTCGGCCGCAGTGTCTACTTTACCTTCAAGCTCCACTATGGATGCTCTCAGATCGTCGGCTTGTTTATCGATGCCTTGTACGGGATCGGGCTTGGCAGCCTCGACTTCCTGTGGCGTTGAAATTTGAGCTTGGGGCGTTTGAACATCCTGACCGTATATTACTCTCGACGCATCGGCAAAAGATCCGCTGAAGCCCTCGGACCGGTAAAGGTCAATGACTTGCTGATCAAGCTCGTTGCGTGGACGAATCCTACGCTTGGCGAGTTTTTCTTCCTCCGACTCCTGGCTTTCGACTTCCGGCTCTAGGCCTTCGGCTTCCGGCTGGGGTTCTTCGGCGAGTCCCTCTGGTTCAGGCACGACCTCCTCTTGGGGGGCCTGCTCGGTTATTCCCAAAGCATTTCGAAGGTCGTCGGTTGACACATTCTCAATACTTGTCTCTTCGTTTTGCGGGGATTCAACCTCCGCAGTTTCTAATTCCATAATATCGACGATACAGGCCGCACTACGTTAAAGTAACCGGTTGTGAATCTAGTACTTCCCTTTTGGGGCGTAGTCTGAAGTCCCGGGTTTTCCGGAACGGTTCATTTTTTCGGACATGACTTCGACCGCACACTCCCCCATAAATACATCCTTGCATATGGTCGGGGCGATACACTCACCTCCGCACGCCTTCTTTTTTGCGTCTTTTAGCTTATCGGAGGGAGTGTTCGACTCCTCCATTGTCTTCTTGTTACTCTTCATTTATTACGCTCTCTCCAGAATTTGCTTAGGGATATTGACAGGTGGATCAGGGTCAGAACTCCGCAAACGAATGCGAGGTATGGATTTACGTCAGTCAATACGAAGGTGCCACCTGATCCGATCAGGCCGATAAATGCATTAGTGCCGTCATTCATGGATATTAAAAGAGCCAATCGAGGATGAAAATGGAGACGAGAATTATGGCAAACCAGGTGATCACTTTTTTCTGCTTTGTCATGGCACGGTATGCCGAAACTAGATTTTTAAGATTTTTCATTAGTCGGGAAGGGAGGTCGGGTTAAATGCTTTTCCGCCGCCGTCTTCGAACAAGTCTCTGCCGTTTTTCGGGCTACGAAAATTGGTATTGAAAGGTAGACCGCCAGGATACAGGCGGCAATGATCAGGATTCGTTTTACGTAACTGGTAAATTCCTCGAATCCGCTCTTATGTTTTTCCATGCTCTTCTCTAAGCCTTGATTCACCAAGGCACTCACGTCGCCGCGGCTCAAAGAGTCCACGGTCTGCTTTAAATCCTCATTCTCGGTCATCATCTGCGCCGTTTTTCCTCCCGCATAACCAATTCCACTACCGACCACGGCCCCCACTGGACCGCCCGTAACGGCTCCCGTGCCCGCACCAGCCACGCTCCCCAAAGCTGGATACCAGGACGATGCCTTGCAACCCGACAAGATTACTATTAACAGGATTAAAGCCGCATCGACTGCTAGTATGGAAAGGGATCGGTTCACGTTAATAAGGTTTGTCGGATGAATCGAAAATCGGGTTTCCTTGTAATGTTCCGTTCAAACTGCCTTCTGAGTCAGTGTAGTCATTCTCAAATTTATAAAAGTGTTCGAGTTTTGCAGAATTATAAATTCTGCTAGTATAAATATTGGAAACTTCAGCTGCGGTTAAAGCGGCATTAAAGATGGCGAGGTCATCCAGTTTCCCTTGAAAATTATGACCGTCAGTTATGTTCGAGCCGATGTGCGCTGATGTTCCAGCGGTACTAGTCGTACTACTAGGCATAGCCACTCCCACGAGTGTCGTGGAAGCTAGGACACTGTCGATATAAATTTTAGCGGTGGATGAACCATAAGTGCAAGCCACGTGATGCCAAGTATCGTCGCCCAAATCACGTACCAACCTTTGACCACTATAGGCAGTTGGCGATACCCCAACTATAAAATCAAATTGTGTGCTCTGATATATCGAAACCCCGCCATAGATTGCACCATCTGTTTCAAAAATTTTAGCAGGTACAGATGCAGATGATGATAATTTGATCCAACAGGTGATAGAAAATTGTGAAGCAGAATTCAAAATGGAAACAGTTCCTAACTCCACTCGGTCATCAGTTCCGTCGAGGTCCAAAGAATATCCATTCGCTCCTAATGCAAAGCCGTCGTTATTATACCCACTCCAAGCAGACCCGTCGTAAGTGATGATATTTTTAGTGTCTGTCTCGAATAACGTGTCCCCTGCGGCAGGTGCGGCAGGTCGAGTCGAGGATGTGCAGGTTTCTAATGTAGATGTCATGGTATTAAAAAAGTGGTGGACCCGCCCAGTCTTCGTGATTGAGCACCTCCATAATCTCCGTATGGGTTAACTCGACGTCGTCTTCGTCAAGAAAGCTCGGACGGGTTCCTCTGTATTTGATAAAAGTTTGTGCCCCGTTCAAAGAATAACGCAGCGTATCAGCCGAGGATTCCAATACCTGACTGAAGTCAATGCTTGCGACTCTGGATGCGGGAATGATTACGTATTTTTTGTTCATAAGTTAAGATGGGAGATCGCGTACTCGGTCAGCCTCCTCCATGTTTCCAGTTGTTCCTGCGTTATCATTGTCCGAAGCATCGGGGATCGTCCAATTTGTGCTGTCCCACGTTGCACCCTCACCCATACGCCACCATCCAACTGGGTTTAGATCGTCAAGATCGCCAGGTTTTCCGCAATTGTATATCGCAGAGATATCGACATCCTGAAGCGCAGAGTCGAAAAGGCTAAACTCGTCAACCGCTCCAACAAAATATTGACCTGTGGCGGATGTTGCTACCTTGCCTATTGTGGGCGCGGGTGTACTCAGGTCGTAGTCCTTGTTGTCCGTCCCGCTTGCCACGCTTGAGCCGTCTAAGTAAATAGTCCCCGTAGTTCCCTCTCGGACATAAGCAACGTGATACCATTGACCTGTAGTTGGCGTGGTATCGTAATTGACGACGGAAGACCCGTTGTACGCATAAAGTCGGTAACCCGCTTGTTGGGACATATACAAAGTTGGCGCGTTGTCGCCGAGGCTTCCCCGAAGATCTATTAACGAATAGTAATCTGAAGCGGGGTTCGAGTTAATCGTGTCTGCCTTAAACCAAACGCTCATTGTAAAATCACCCGTTCCGAATTCAAAGTCGGAGGAGGCTGCTATGCTCATGTGTTCGTTAGTCCCGCCTAGAGAAAGTGAGAAATTGTCCGTTATCGAGGACAAACCATATGGGCGATTGGAAGAGTAGAGTGCGTTTACTCCCGTCCCATCATTTCCTCCGACTTGATCCACCACGGTTCCGACTGCGTCTCCGTTTGCGGGTGTACCCCCGCCCGAGTCAGTATCACCTACCCCGTCTCCTCCCCTCCACCACGAAACGGGATTGAGAGGAGATATGTCGTTTGGCACTCCGCAGTTATACATGCCCGAAATTTCCGTTTCCGTAAGCGCTTTGTCGAAGAACGCCATTTCGTCAATGGTGGAATCTAAATAATAAAGTAAACCACCGTGCGCTAAAGATGAAACGGTTGCACCGTCCCCTGCATCTGCAACGAGTGTTGATGGGACAGTTGTCCCTGTAGCGCTAACTGTCTGCAATGTTCCGTCGACATATATTTTTAGTGCAGGACTTCCTCCGTCAAATACGAATGCGCCGTGATGCCAATTTCCGTCGTTAAATGAAGTCGAAGAAGTTGCCACCTGCGCGTAATTAGATCCCGTCCCAACGACGAGGTTCAGCGTATCGCTGTGATGGAAATATACTTGAAAAGATTCGTAAAAACCTATGCTTGCACCTGTCGCATGACTCGAAAAAATGTAAGCGTCATTCTCCGAGGTTTTAAACCAAACGCTAAGAGTCACAGCTGAAGCGGATGACAAATAGCTCAAGTCACCCAAAGTCATTTTATCATCCGCACCGTCGAAGTCTAAAGCCAGCTCGTTCGCTATCGGTAACAGATTATAGTCGTAAAAGTACCAGACAGTGCCGTCGTAAACGTAAAGATCAGAAGTATCGATCCCATAAGCTACGGTTCCAACGTCATCCCCGCTTCGGGCGAGGATGGTTGCATGCGCGAGACGAAGGTCGATGCTGAACTCACCAGCGACGGCAGGTTGAACAAAACCAGCAAACGTTGGTAAGACAAGGCTCATTAACTAGCCGTATCGCCTGCCAAAACGAAAACATCGGTTACCGTGGAAATCAATGAGGCAACCCCATGCTGACCTGCAATTTTCGTATGCGTTTGGCGATTGTTGATGGTTGTCGAGGAGGCAACGAAGGTCACCTGGCCTGCCCCTTTCTGAACGACCGAGCAGGTAAAGCCTGCACCAAGGCTTGCTGGGACGGTAAGGTTCACCGCAGAAGCCTTGTTCATCACGACTACCTTTCCTGCATCGGATGCCACCAAGGTATAATTATCGGTCTGATCATTAAGGGTCGCATCGAATCCGAGGATCGCATTACCACCAAAATCCAGAGCACTCGAAGCGATGGCGAGCACGTTGCCGTCTGATGTTCCTGTCGAGGCTACTGCCGCAGTTCCCAAGCCCAGATTGGATCTCGCTCCCGAGGCGGCACTCGCTCCAGTCCCGCCGTCCGCCACCGCTAAGTCAGTTATTCCCGCTACCGACCCGCCCGTTATGGCAGCCGAGGCGTTGGTTGCCGCTAACAGATTTGCGACGGTTACCTTTTTAGTGGTCGGTGTTCCCGAGACGTCGGTGAGAGGGAGGACGTCGCTTACCGCGGGCGCGGATCCGAGAGGTGTTAGTTCTGATATTTTCTTATTAGTAGCCATTTTAGTGATTCCTTTAAATTAAAGTCGTTAGTCGAGTTCCATGTGCGCGTCACTTTCCTGGACGATCGCGTATAGTCCGTCTTCCGTAGTCATTATTGATTGAAAGTGTATGTCGTGATCTCGGTGCTTGCCATCCAAGTCATCACTGAATCGATATCTGGGGGCTATACCCCCTATGGGACGGTCCACGGGTGAGGGACGACCTGTCAAAGTTATGGTCTCGGGCCTGCCAGTAAGGGACACGCATCCTATATGCTTGTCCACATGTTCGATCGTATCCGCGTTATATGACATCGTTTTCTTAAGTAGTTGTTATGTTCGCATGACCACTGCTTTCAAGCTTGTGCCCTGTGGTATTTCTGGAAACGGCGGCGTATGTCAGGACTCCTACTGGAGCGGACGTGTCGGAATGGGTCGTTTCAGTATCCGCTATCGTAGCCAATGGATTGGTAGCCCCAGCAGTTATGAGCGTATTGAGGTCGGCGGTAGCGGTGGCTGATAGACCAGCCCAGCGCCAAATTTCAATAGTATCCACATCAGTAATGGATGAGGGCACGGTCCATGCTAAGTTTACGGTAGCCATGAAATAAGGATGGCTTTGGGGGGTTGAAGCCTCAACCGGTTGCGTTCCTCTTGACCTTGAAAAGCTCGGGATGTGCAACCTTCCGGTTCTTCACCTCGACCTTGAGCGTTTTTTCCGCAAGAGAAAGCGGCGATAAGCTCTCCAGTGCGTTAATGACGGCCTTGAGAGCAAGAGTTTCTTCGTTCGACGTCCCGCTGTCGAGCATCTTGGAGAGGTATCTTGCCCTCTCCTTCTGAAAACGCTTTTCAAGATGGATAAAAGCCTCATCGACCGTGAGCCGTTTGATATCAGCGAGCTGGTCGAATACTACTAGGTCCTGACTCATGCAGCGGAATCCCTGATCAGGTCCTTGTCGCCAACGCTCGTGTTGGTGCGGCCGACGGTGGACCCGTAATAAGACGTGCCTATGGAGCCGCCGAACGACAGGCCAGGCTCGAATATCCGTTTGCGAACCCTGTGGTTATTCAATCCGCCCGACAGGTTGCCCGAAGTTCCCGGAGAACCTACCCCCACGGTAACCGTAATGTCGTTCCCCGCGATGCCTGCGGTAGAGGCCGTAAGCGTGATCTGAGTCTCGGTACCCGCCTTGAGGGAAGCCGTAACTCCTTGAATACCGCCGTGAACTTCACTTGCGGCAGCTCTCGTGGCGGTGGATATACCACCCGAGCCAAAGTCGCCGTTGATGGCGTCTATGATACACTCCGTGAGCGTACCCTTGGTGATGACGCTGTCTATGCCCACGCCTATTACGGTGGAAGAGGAAGCGGCGCCACCTGTATCGTCGGCATCGGTCAACCGGATAATCCTAGCCACTCCAGTACCCCCGGCATCCGTAGGAACCAAGATCGATACGTCGTCGCCGGTCGCGAACCCGTTCCAATCCATGTGGGTCCCTGACGCGGCCACGGCGCCTGCCTGAGGAAGCCTCCATCTAGTCCGGAGACTGTCGATGAATCGAACGGTGCCCTTGCCGCCATTGCGGCTGTTTTTTGTGCTGCGATTGGTACCGAATATACGGTGTCCCTTGTTCGCGTTAGTTGTCATTTTGCTATGTATGTATGTTGCCATGATTAATTGGGTTGCAGCTATTGCTGATATTGGTTTTGACCTTGAGGGTTACTATTACCCATACCAGATGCGGCAGCTGAGACGCCATCGGTTGGGGCTGGGCTTTCTCCCTGAGCAGCGTTATCGCCAAGCATCTTGGCGATTTCCGCTTCGGATTTCGGATCGGGAGGTGCTTCGGGAGGTAAGAGCTCGTCAGTCTTTTCAAAGCCCATAGCGTCAAGAATTCTCTTGAGCATAGGCCGAATGAACGGACGCATCTCGGGGGGAGATTGGAAATATCGATCCTGAGTCTGCAAGGCGAGATTTGCTTTCTCAATGGCTCTCTGCCCTTGGTCTTGGGATAAAATGACTCGGGTATTTATACCGAGATCTTCGACGGCTTCGGGGGTCATCACGGCAAATGCGCGAACGTCACCCTCCATATATTCAAAAACCTCCTCCTCATCCATGGTCGCCATGGCAACCTGAACGAGCTTGGTAAGATGGTCTTCAAAACCCCGGACGATCCTGCGCATCCAACGGCGTCCGATTTTCGAAGCCTCCCTGAGGGTTGCTTCCACACCGGTTGCCGTATTGGCCGGAGCCAGGGCCTGAAAATCTCCCTGTGCCATATTGCTCACCCCAAGCCAGAGCTGAACGATTCCAAATACGAAATCAATCAGTTCCTGAGTTTTGATGTCCACACTCGGGACAGCTGAGAATTGTAAAAAATCATCAATACCGTATTGATCCTTCAGCTCGAATATCTTGCCCGCATGGAGCTCGACATCCTCGGGCTCGTCCTCGACGGCTTGAGGGTTAACCCCGATGACTGGGTTAGCCGCAAGTTCATTGCGGTAGCTTTGCGAATTGAATTGTTTGTCCACATATTCCTGAAATGAACGAATACGCTCGGGCAAGCTGTACCCACACCATTTGTTCCGGTCTTTCCCGATGGAAACAACCGTATAGGGTGTGCGATTGTCCGG